GCTCAAAACACCTAACATAAGACATACACACATAAGGAGAATATAATGTCTAATTTACCAGAAATGAAATTACCTGAAGTAAAATTTAACAAGAACGGATATGAAATCCGTACAGATATTCTACACCTAGCTAAAGACCTAGTTGCTCAAGAATATACCTACAAATACCAAGGTTGGGAAATGAGCGCCAAGCGTGATGACAAAACTGGTCAGATTGTTACATCAGTTGGTATGCCTGAGTTTCCAGGACTTGATAAAGTTCTTGAAACTGCTGAAAAAATGTATGCATTTGTTAATGCAGCAGGTGGTAGAAGATAATATCACTGCATAGCAGTTTACATTAATACGTTACGATAAGGGCTCTTCGGAGCCCTTTTAATTTGACTTTTCTGTATATTCAGCCTTGTTCCAGCCTATTAAGAACTTTGCCTTCCAATGGTTTTGATCAAATCCTTTTAAGTGTATCCACTCTTCTTTATGCTGTAGAATCTTATTAGCAGCATCAACCCAATCAGTGTGTCTAATTTTAAAATCAAAGCTTATCATTTTTTCAGTAAACTTAAAATAGTTGTAATTATCGTATTCAATATGCAATACCTCAAACATATTACCTTCAGAATCTATACTATCCAGAGCAAAATCAAATCCCCACTTGGCTTTAGTGTTTGCTAATAGTGATGCTTGGGGAATAGCTTTGGACAAATGATTAAGTTGCTCTAGTGCTTGATCTTCATATCTGCATCTATGAAGAATAAGACAATGATCTATTATGATATCTGTTGTCTCTGATATAAACCAATCTTGTTGAAAGCACATATGATTAAGACAATTATTAAGAGGGTAATTCATCTTATGGTAAAATAATTGCTCTGCTTGATTTAACTCAAACCCATCTTTATCATAATATAAAAAGTCTTTTATGTCAAAATAGTTAATAGGCTTATAACAGACAGGATGGCTTAAGGTTTGTACATCTAACCTTTTGAGCATTATCCAATCCAGATTTGAGGAATATCTGTGCTTCCGCCACCAGCTCCGGCTACAACATAAATTTCACCACTTGTTCCGTTAATAGCTAGTTGTCCATCGTTGCTTTCGAATTCTTGTATTAAGAATGTATAATGTTGGTGGAAAGCAGCAGTTCCAAGAGTAAGGCTAGCAGTAGCTATTTCTGGTATTACTGCAAATACTCCACCTAATGGTGGACCAACAATTGTTAAAACACCTGTCTCTGTTACAGTAACACCAAACGATTGGCTTGTAGTACCAGATATTGTGACACTACCTTCATGCAATCCTTCAAAGTACGATTTGTTGCTGTACTCAGTTGGCTCGAGCACAAGCGGACCAGTTTCAACAGAGTATAATTTAAAGAATTGAGTAGTATCTACGTTTATTGTTATATTGTAGCTAGCTGTTTCTACAGGGCTTTCAAATAAAGGACTCTGTAAGTCTTTTGAACTAATTAATAACTGTAAAGGTCCAGTAGTAACATCAGCATATTGGTTAGCACCTACTGCTTCTGCATAGGCAACAACACCAATAGCTTCTGAACCTAATAACATTTTAACTAAACACTAAAGAATTTAAAAGAAGCTCTTCTGAGATCTGTATGATACTTGTTGCATTAAGGCTTATAAAAATAACCTTAAATTCTGTAGTCCAATTTACTGCTTGATTATTGTTACTGCTCGCTTGTATTTCTAATCTTGTAACAGTATTAGTCGCTGAATTATAGCGGCCTAAGCCAGTTTCCCATTTTGCGCCGCCAATTTCATTTACGGCATAATCAAATACATCATTATTTTGACAAACTGATGCAAAGGTTATAAACCCTACAGCAGCCCCATTTAAAGAATAGTCACCCGTACCCGAGCTGGTACTTGTTTCTTTAACACGGTCTACTATTTTTTTATCTGATAAATTTGCCATTATGGATTATTCAATGATAATGTAAGTAAAATTCTAATTTCATCGCCGTTATTTAAAACAGTAATAGGAGCATTTGCAAACCTATTAGCAAAAATTAATAATCCTGAGGTTGCTTGAACTACATAATATCCATAAATTGCGCCAGCTGCTCCAGTAAACGCGAATGTTATCTGTGGAAAAGCTGCTGTACTAGGATCACCTGGAGTATAAACAAAATCGTTTGGTGTTAAAGTAACGGCTGCATAACCATATCCAGAAACTTCAGTGTAGTCTGCTGTGACATCAGTTTTGGCGGGAACTTTATTATTTGAAAAAAGACGTAATTCAAGTGTTTGGGGCTGAGTATGATTAAGAATATTCTTTAATGCAATAAGCTCACCTGAGTTTGTAAAGACAATGGCCATAAGTAATCTACCTTATAATTTAATGTATTTATTTAGATATATCGTTTACTAAAGTTAATATCTGCTGCTGTAGCCGACAGCATCGTTACCCTAAGTATTAAATTCCCGCCTGAGATAGCTGCTGAAAAGGTAGCTAAAGAAGCCTGTGTTTCTATTACACCATATTCTGAAATAAAAGCTTGTGTATTATTATGTGTAACCAATATTTCACTAGTCTGGAAATTAGAGCCTTGATTTATGCTAACTAAGTATTTGGCACTTCGATGTGCGCTGATAGACCAACTATCAACGTTGGTCATAGCTGTTGTTGCTAAAGACACTGTACCAGTTTCTTCAATAGCTAAGTTAGCCACGGATGAAGCTATGCCTGCTGCCGATATAAAGTTATATTTAAACTCAACGCTAAGTCCATATCCTGGTTGAGCATTACTACCTACATTATAAACATCTACAGTAAGAAAATCGTCTACAGCCATACTAATTGATACATTAACTTCTTCTTTCATATCTCCAGCTAACATTGTAACGGATTGAACAATTACTCCACTTTTTCTTACTCTAAATTGTATTGTATCATCACCTGCTACAGCTAATCTACCTATTATTTTGCTTATTACTAAAGCATATGGAGCATACCATCTAGTAGTACCATTTTTGATTGTCAGGTTACCGTCTTGATACATAAAGACACTTTTTTCAGGAGTACCAAATATTATTTGCTTATCGGGGCTAGCATATGGATCTGTATTAATTGTTATACCAGGTCCAGCTACAAACTCAATAGTATCTAAACCACTAGCAACTAAGTCATCTTCACCAGCGACTTTCCAAGTTTTGAAAGTGCTGTTCATTTGAATTTTAATTTCACCGTTGCCGAGATCAACAACATCAAACCCGCTATCACTATCGAATCTTATTGTAGTTACATTATCTACTTCGTTAGCTATGACATTTAGCCCATCTATATTGCTGACAGTTAATCCAGATTGATTTACAGTCCAGTTCCCTTCGGCATTAGGCATAGCCCCAGTGCTAGCACTTCTGGATTCTCCAGTAAGTAAATTATATCGATAGTACAGACCTCCTACCCTTACAGTAGGGCCAGAAGTGTATCCTGACTTAAGATAAACTAGCATACCTTCTTCAAGTCTTTGCCCGGTTATATCTGTTAAACGATCACCTAAAGATCCAGATACTGTTCGTAGGCTTCCTCGTATTTCTGTATCTAATACAATAGGATGGCTAGCAGTCGGGCTAAACGTACCCGTCCACAGATTTCGCGTTAAACCACTATAATCACTAGACATTATGAAATACTCACATATGTATCACCAGGCTGAAGTATTATGCCATAAAGACTATAAGCTTCAGCAGTATATCCTCCTGGAAGACTATCTGGCTGTAAACTTACACTAGAAGTAGTATAAGATGTATTAGTTAGCAACGATGCACTAGGACCAGTTTGAAAACTAGTAGGTTGGCTAGCTGCTGTTCTAACAGCGAACCAAAATACCTTAGGAGTTATATTAGGATTATTTACAGTGCCTGCAAATGTTTTAACCTGATTGCCTAACACTGTGACAGGTGCCTCAAATCCTGTACCAAAAACAATGTCTCCATTGCTAGGAGGATTTCCTGTACTGGCTGTAAAAATCCAAAAACTAGGATAAGTGAATGACGCTGTTAAAGTTAAATCCGTGGTCGTTAATTGTGCTGTATAACTACTGCCTGTAACAGTAGCAGGTCTTGTAAATGTTGTAGTTAAGCTTAATGTTCTTGCTGTTCCTGTATTATCTTTATGTATAGCGGTAGTAAAATTGAATGTGCCTGAACCGCTGGCATTGGTTACTGTTCCACCAGTTGGAGTAACTGCGTGACTTACATTGGCTCCATTACTTATTCCTGTTACTGCTACTGTGTATGCAGTGCTTGCATAGCTTTGTAGGAAAGTGTTTCCACTTAGGTTAGTCATATTAATACTATTAGTTGGCGTTGCCCAAGTAACTGCAACTGTAGAATTGCCACTTCCGTATAAAGCAGTAGTAGTTCCATTATAATAGTTGTAAGCTACAGTAATACTAGCTGACCCTCCAGTAATACCTGATGTAGAATTTGGCCTAATATAGCTATCGCCATCGGTACTGAATGTCTGAGTCCAGTCGACACCTCCAGCAGGACTAGCACTTTTAGCTCCTGCACTAAATGTATTCAATGCACTAGCTGTTCCTGTTGTGGCTGTTACACTGGCTACGTCATTAATGTATTCTGAGGTATAATCAGCAGGATTATCTACAGTAACAGTAAAGCCAGTGCAAGGTGCATCCCAATTTAAGCTAGAGCCTGGAGTAGCTGCGCTGGCTAAAGCTGGGGTAAATGTTGCTAAATTTAATCTTAATAAGTTGTTATAAAATTCAGCTGTTCTTACTGTATAAGTACTTCCTGATTCTTGATAACCGGTCAATGTTCTATAATCACCATTTGTTGTAAAAATTAGTGGATTGGCCGCTAATGAATTTAAACTGACAACTAAATTACCTTCAGCGTCAGTAATTACACTTATACCTCCAGTACCAGAAACCTTAACAGTTTCACCTCTATTGATAGTTCTCTGTGTACTATCGTCACCGGCAATATTAAATGAAAAATCAGGAGGAAGGTTAGTGAGATCTTTGTAACTATTGCTTATAGCAATTATACTTTCTGATCCGTTTACATCAGTTTTTAGGAATAGTTTTCCATCGTGGGTATTGACAGCTAACTCACCAAGAACAAGGTCGCTGGTTTGTGGCGACCTTCCTGGTGTAGATGTACGTTTAAGTTTTAATAGATTTGCCATTTACCAATTAGAAAGTTCCGCCATCAAAATCGCCATACACAAGATCTGTTCCTGCTGCGTTAACCTGTAAAAACTTCCCTGCTGCGCCCATTGTTAATTTACTTAAACTTCCACCAATATTTCCATATAATAAATCACCGCTTGCGTAGGTTGTATGGCCAGTGCCGCCATATCCTGCTTGCACTGTGCTACCATTCCAGGTACCAGTTGTAATTGTTCCTAATGTTGTAATAGTATTTTGACCGATATATGTACTAGCGATGTCAACTGCATCTGCACTAACAGTTATTCTATCTGTAGTTCCAACAACATTAAGCACCCCAGAAGTGTATGTTAAGCCATCACCTGCTACACTACTCTTTAATTGTAAAGCATCAGCACTAATCTCAATACCACCGCTAGCTGCTACAACAACGTCAAGTCTGTTACCAGTCTTTGATAATGCATCACCTGCTGTTATCTGCCCAGCACCGCTAAACTGTGTAAATGTTAATGGATCAGTGCCTACTACTAGTGGGTTATTACTTGTTATAACAAAGCCATTATCAGCATTTACTGTACCTTCTTCGACGAAAAAGAATACACCAGCAGTTACTTCATACGGTTCGTCGAAATCTGTAGCTCTTGTCCAAGCACCGTTTGCAACTACATATACACCGTTTTCACTTGCAGTAGCTTGGTCTTTAACAAGCACACGATCTCCAACCACTAAGGCAACACCGTCAATTGTTTGGGTATTGCTACGAGTAATTGGCCCTGTTGTAGCAGCACGTACACTTTGTTTTACATCTAAGCCACTACGTGATGCATCAACATAATCTTTTGTAGCTGCATCTGTTCCTTGTGTTGGTGTGCCTAGACTTGTAATTCGAGCACTGTTAACATCAACAGTTCCAGTGCCATTTGGATTTAGGCTAATATTTCCATTTGCATCAGTGCTACTAATTTCATTACCATCTACACGAATGTTATCAACGTCTAACTGCTGTAACCCAGCAAGAGTTAAATCAGTACTACCTAAATCTAAAACTGTAGTTCCTAATGTAATACTTTTTGCACTAACTGCACCAGTGGTTACTGTAAAGTTATTAGTGTCAAAGCTAGCAATACCTTTTGTAGTTGTTGTAGCATCGTTAATAGCGACATCGCCACTAGTTACTGTAAAATAAGTTGGACTGAAGCTAGCAATACCTTTATTGGCACTACTGGCATCTTCGCCGGCAATAGTTATTGATGTGCCAGCGTGAGTAACATCCATTCCTTCTCCGCCAAGCACTGATACAGCATTGCCAGTAATAGTCATTGCACCGGAATCTGTTGTGATCCCTTGAACTACATTAGCTTTTAAGCTTACCGCTCCTGTGTTAAGATCGAATCCACTAGTATTAAAACTAGCGATACCTTTTGTAGTTGTTGTTGCATCGTTAATAGCAACGTCACCACTAGTTACTGTAAAGTAACTTGGGCTAAAGCTAGCGATACCTTTATTATTGCTGGCTGCATCTTCACCACTGATTGTTACTGTATTATTTGTTACAGCAACATCCATTCCTTCGCCGCCACTAAACGTTAGAGTGTCGGTTAATAATGAAACTGTATCAGTGCCAGTATCGCCAGCAATGCTTAAATTTGTACTAATGGTGGTAAATGTAACATTTCCATTTCCGTCAGTAATTAACGCCTGACCCGCAGTTCCATCTACAGTTGGAAATGAATATTCATTATTAATTGTTAATACACCATTGATGCCAGTATCAGCATCAACAATCACATCTTGATTTCCAGTTGGGTCAATGTAAATATTGCCTGTAGTGCTGCTAATTGTGTTACCACTAATAGTGATATTATTAGCAACAACACCGTTTCCACTAATAGTAGTTACATTAGCTCCACTTGTAAATGTAAATCCAGTTGTGTTATTAACATTGAATTCTGGTGCATTAAATGTAACATTACCAGTTGCGAAATCTACGCTGAAGTAATCACCAATTCTAAAATTACCACTTTGGTCTACACTGTTATAATATACTCTACCATTATTAGCTTCAATAACCTCATCGGCCTGGACAACAGCTGATTTATTGTTTGTTAAATCAGCACCAGTTCCAATATAAGCAAAATTATGTGCCATTAAATGAATATAAACGTCGTCACCATCGGCTCTTACGCCTTGGTTACCATATACGTTTGCGCTACTAATGCTGCGCATTTCAGCAGCGAATTCACCACGATCATAGCGTACAACTCTAACAGCACTTGCACCTGATATGCTTCCACTAATACCACCTGCTGGAGTGAAATCTTTACCTTCTAAGGTATTAAGACTACCGTCAATAACAACAGTAGTTCCACTATTCTCTACACTTTCTACTGTGAATGTAACATCTGTGCTATCTACATAGTCCAATGTAACTACGTCACCTGCTTGGAACGCACCAGTTACATTACCAAATGTAATACGTGTTTTACCATCACCACCACGTCCAGCAGCTCCAACAACACCTTCAATGGCTAAATCAGCAAAATAAGTAAAGCAATTTAACCATTCTACCCTAGCACCGTTGGTCATGATTAAGCCGCGGCTATTAGGAACAATAAATGTACATTCGTTAAACAGCATAGCTGCTTCTAAACTAGCACGAGTAACACGACTACCATCTACATACGCACCACGTCCAGCATTATTACTTAAAAATCCATAAGGATCGTTGCTGTTAGCCCCTGATCCTTTGTTGAATACAGTGACATTTCTAATGTATGGGCTTCTACTTGTAACACTAACCATTGCGGCTGTGTTGTATCTAAATGCATATCCAGTATTAGCTCCACTGTTATAACGCATATCAGCAATGGTAAGATCTTCAATAGTTGTCTCACCGTTCAATAAGAAACAGTCATTTGTATTTGTTAATGCAGTAGGAGTAATCTTTGTAGCACGTACACCGGCTCCACGTACTGTAATACCAGCTGGAACAGTTAACGGAAATACTTCTTGGTATGTTCCAGGTAAAACTTGAATAGTATCACCAGCTGAAGCTTGTGTTAAAGCATATGCAATTGTTAAAAATGCAGTGTTTAACCTACGACCGTCATTAGAGTTGCTGCCACTATCGGCACTAACATAAAATGTATCCCCGTTATATGCAGTCCAGTTTTGTCCGCCAATTAAAACTTGCCCGGTGCCATTTGGGCTAATCTCGATATTACCATTAACGCCGTCATTGATCTTAATAAATCCACTGTCGGTTCCACCATTTGTGTTTAATAAAAGATCAGTAGCACCTACTGTGCTAATAGTGCTGCCATTAATATTAATATTATCTACAGTTAAATCACCAGTTAACGATAAAGCGCCGGTACCAGTGTTAAAGGTAAAGTTAGCACTGTCAACTAATTGACCTGCTGTGCCAGCAAATGTTACTCTGCCCGAAGTTAAGTCACTAACTTTGGCACTAGCTAAAGTTGCTAATGTGCCAATGCTAAGATTAGGTGTTGTTAAAGTATCAGTAGAATCATTAAATGTTAAGTCAGCGCTATCAACTACTGCTCCGCTAGTGCCAGCAAATGTTACACGCCCAGCTGTTAAATCACTAATGATTGCACTAGCTAGGGTAGCTTCTGTACCAACGCTAACATTTGGAACCGTTAAAGTATTACTTGTCTTATTATATGTTAAATCACCGTCGTCTTCTAATTTTCCGGAAGCTCCTGCAAAAGTAACTCGGCCAGATGTTAAATCACTTGCGGTTACACTTGCAAATGTAGCGTTTGTAGTGACATTAATATTAGGAACGGTAATAGTGTTTGATGTGCTATTATATGTTAAATCACTGTCGTCTATTAAAGCGCCACTTGCTCCAACAAAAACCATTCTTCCAGCAGTTAAGTCTGTAATTTGCAGCTCTGCGCCTGTAGCAATGACCACATCACCTGTTCCGTTTGGATCTAAAGTGATATTTCCGTTACTATTTGTACTACTAATTGTGTTACCATTTAGATCTAAGTTATCAACAGCTAACTGAGTTAACCCTGCTATTGCTGTAGTTGTACTTCCTAAGTCTAATGTGCTTGAACCTAGTGTAATACTTTTTGCACTAACTGCACCACTACTTACGGTGAAATTTGCTGTGGCAAAACTTGCGGCACCTTTTGTTGTAGTTGTAGCATCTGCAATACTAAATGTTATTTTATTACTTGCAGGCACACTAGTTGTACTAATAGCACCAACACCTTCAAGATCTAGTGTCTCTGAAAGCAAATCAATTGATGTATTAGAACCGCTATCGCCACTAATGTTTAAAGTTGTTACAGGACTAGCCCAAGTTGCATTACCTGATCCGTCGGCAGTTAAAACTTGATTAGCTGTACCTGCTCCTCTTGGTAGATACCAAGTGTTTGCAATTTTAACTTGACCTGTACCATTTGGGTTAAGATCTAAGTTACCGTTGGTATCAGTTGTACTAATAACATTTCCATCTAGGCTAATGTTATCTGCTTGAAAACTCCCTGTTACTGCTAATGCTCCTGTTCCTGAGTTGAAGGTAAAATTTGTGTTATCTACAAGAGCACCATTGGCACCTACAAAAAGTACTCTTCCTGATGTTAAGTCTGTTACTTGTAACTCAGCGCCTGACGAAACAACAACGTCACCAGTTCCATTTGGATCCAGTATAATATTACCATTGCTATCTGTACTGCTAATTGTGTTACCATTAAAGTCTAGGTTATCTACTTTTAAATTATCTAACTTGCTATTAGCATCAGCAATAAGTGCGCTGCTGGCAGTTAGCGTACCGTGGACATGATCCATCATATCCGTAAAATATTTTCCACCAATTACAATTGGAGCTCCAGAAGCGCCGTTAATATCGTTACCCGCTCCCAAACCACCAACGAAAACTCGATCTCCGCTGTTGTTTTGTGCTCCTACTCCAAAGGTAACTGCAAGTTCACCGGTGTTTAATGATCCAGGTGCATTTGCATTTAAACTTCTTTTAATTTTTAATGTTGATGCCATTTAAATCGCTCCGATTTTTTTAAAAATATCCGCCGTCCATAACTTGTTTATTCAGATCTATGGTGTCTACCCACTTATTTATGCTAGTTTGGTAAACCATTACTGACCCATCTATTGGACTTGTACTAATTTGAACATCGAATAAATTAGCAAGAGTTCCTTGATCTGTAAAAGGTAGTAAGTTCCAAGGCCTAACCCCATCACCTACTTTAAACCTGTAATTTGTTGTATCTACTGCAATTTCACCCTCTGCTAGTATAGGGTTTTGACTTGACCATAAACTTGCCGGTCCTCTTCTAAGTTGAATTTGAATAGCCATTATACTACTCCTCCTGCATCTAATGTTCCTGTTTGTGCATAATTAGTGTAAGGAACGCCACCGTCTAAATTCTGTGTAAACAAGTATATACTTTCTACTGCGCCGCCGTCAATATTAGCGCCAAGATTATATAGCCCACCTATATTGATATTAACAGTAACATCGTCACCTGTTCCACTGACTGTAACTCCAGGACCAGTAAATTTTATACTGGCAAGATTAGGTGTTATAACGGTATCATTAGCCTGTTTTACTGTTACTGTTCTACTTTCAATATTAAGATCGCCACTAGTGTCTACATAGGTTTGTGTGCCACCACGGCCTATAACTTGAAAGTTTCCTCCTATAGGGATATCAGCCTGAACACTGTCATCACCGTTTATACGAAATACTACTTCTGGTTTATTATTAAGATTATTATAATTTAAAAAATAACTACTATCTAGTCCATCTAAAAAGTCTGCATTAACACCGGTTCCGCCTTGAGAGCCAAGAGCAAACCATACTGTTCCATCATAACCTTCAAAACTTTTATTAGTGGTATTAAAGCGAATGAGACCTTCCTGCCCTGCTGGTCTTTGTAGTGTAGATCCTAGCGGTATCTTCATAGCCTTATCACTGTTAATGACAACTAATCCTGTGCCGTTAGGGTTAATATTCATATTGCCATTAATTACAGTTCCTGATATTTGGTTTGTGGCTATCGTAGTTGCTGAAATTGTTCCTTGCACATTGGTGTCAGTAAGTAACTCTATAGAACCTGTGCCTACTGTGTCTATTTCAAAATTACTATTGCTTTGGGTAGTTCTAATCCTATTACCTACAATTTCAATATCATCTGTTCTAAGCGGACCTCCAACAATATCTCCAACAACTGTTAATTTACCTTTAACCAACAAGTCCTCAAACTCGCTAGGACCTGTAACTGTTAGACTACCTAGGGTAATTGTTCCTCCAGGACTTACAGTAAGAGCATCTGACCAACTACGTTGTCCTGCCACTGTGCTTGTTAGCACACTGCCGTTAACACTGGGGTTTCCTAGGTCGGGTTCTGCATTAGATAAATCAAGATAGTTGTAACGATCTGTGCTAAGTTGAGCTCCTGTTCTTTTTATAGCACGACCGCTTAATAATCTAGTATTACTCATTACTTGTTTCCAATAAACTTAAAACTAAATTCAATGTGCTATTTGCACTGGCAAACGCTCTAACACTTGAACCTTCTTCAACTACCAATTTGCCTGTGGTCGCTTCTGCTGCATCGTTAGGTGGCACAATAAATTCTTTTAACATTACATAATCCACACTATTCTTTCGTAGAATAAATGTCACTGTGGCAGGAAGCACACCAATGTTACTGACCTGCGCTCCTAATATAATAGCAGTAAGGCCAGTTGGTGTAGTATATATTGTAGAATCTGTTGTGGTTAATTCTACAGGTTTTGTTCTGAACGTGTTTAATGGCAATGCTGTAGCCAAGTTATTCTCCGATTGCTAATATATAAGGTGTTACAATGGCAAACAAACTTCGAGTAAATGTTCTACCGCTGATAGTGCCTAATCTACGATTAATCACAAGATCCTCACCAATCCTAAAATCTCCTTCTTGATCGGTGCTGGTAAAATTAACCTTTCCACCATTAAGTTCTACCACTTCATTAACTTGAACAGCCACGCCACCTTGATAGGGCAATGCTGTATTTACATTAACCCCAGCACCAACCCATTCGAAGGTTTGGTTACTGGCTGTAATTTTACTAAATTGATGAAAAGAAATAGCCGTATTATCAGCCACAGGGTTGACAATTCTAGGATAAACTTCGATCTGACTAGTATAAGCATTTTCCACAAGATTTATCACAATATTAAACAATGCATCGCTGACTGTGACTTCTGCTCCGGTGGCTGCTGCTGTGCTAGTATTTTGCACGACAGTATTTTGTAGTGCTGTGACCACAGTGTTAACCAAGCATTGTGCTGCTATAGTTTTAAGGTAGGAGAAAGTTGCTGCTGTGGCAGTTCTTTCCCCTGCGGGTATTTGTAGTGTTCCTCCGCTATAATACTCGTCACCTGCGTCCACAGTTTGACTATTTCCTCCGTAGAGTAAATCATAGGTTATAGCATTTACCATAAATCTAATATCGGCCTGGCATTTACTTTGATTATAAGTTAACGTAGGGTAGTTTGCTGAAATATAAGCAATACCCTCGGCAACCAAAAACTCTTTGTTGGATTGTAGTATTTGTTTGGCGTTGCTTTTTCCTGTGGCTACACCTATTGGATTGTTATAGATTAACAAAGGTGCAGGATTACCTTGTAGTATGCTTATAATAATATCAAAGTTATTGCTAACTGCTGTGTATTCGGCACCTGGCGTAGCAATAATCTCTAGGACCTTAGTCTTAGCAAAGTTTATTGCGGAAACTGTTTCTGTTAACTGGTCATTGATTACCACACTGGCGCTGGCTCTATAATAACTAAGACCAGCAAGTATGGACTTATAGTTGGTGCCAAATACCATATCATCTAATACAGCATCTATAATTATGCCAACATCTCTACTACACTTAAAATTATTATAGTTTAAATCGATGTAGGTTTCGTTTAGAAAATCTATAGTATCGATTTGAATTTTAGTTTTATAATCTAACACATTACTTCTAATATTCTTTGCCTGTGCAGGCTGCGGTGTAAAATCAGGGCCTTGTATGGCACTGATACCATCATTTAAAGGATGTATTCCGTTAGTAGATAACACTTCATATACTGTAGTATCACCTGCAAATTTAAAAGCATCGCCTACATTTGGAATTTGTGTAAGATTATCTATTAAAATTGTAGACCCAAGAGCAGCCCCGTTAGTCTTTGCTGTATACAATGCGGAACTTAGGCCATCTGCCTTTAAACCTACATTACCAAAACTGCTGTTACTGTTAGTTAGGCTACAAAAACCACCGCTCTCGGCTAAAATTGCAGTATCACAACATATGGTAAACACGCTGACCAACTGAGCATTACCTCTGTTTTTCATATGTATACCAATACCGCCTTGGTTATATTGTGTGTAAGCATCAACTACAAAACTCTTAAGCCCTTGACTATGTGCTCCATCAATTCTTAATCCTGTCCCTGTAGTAGTCATACTAGTGCAGTTTTGAACATATGGACTTGTGTGTATCGCACCGGCACTTCCATCTGTAGGAAACGCCACTGCTGCTGAAGGATATTCGTGATCCTTAAAAGTCATATGAGCCAAATATACTCCATTAGTCACCCAAAATAAATCCTGTGTTTTGTAATAAGGTCTAACAGTAACGCTGCGAAGATTATCTCCTACAATGCTAACACCTTCAGGAACTATTATAGGATTTAATTCTGTATAATCTCCACTCTTTACAAAAATTGTTGTTCCGTAACTGGCTGCGGCCACGGCATTTTTTATAGTAAGTTTACTAGTGTTTAAACTTGTTCCATTTTGTGTATCACTGCCACTCTTGCTTACATATAAAACATTGGCCACGGCACTAGGACTAGCAACGATACTGTCAACATAAGCCTTAGTAACTGCATCAGTTGCATCCACTGGTGTAGCCAAGTTGCTAATTCTGGCATTATTAACATTTACAGTGCCGTTACCATTTACTCTTAGTTCTAAGTCACTGTTACTATTGGTTGTTTGTATAACATTATCATCAATGAGGATATTGCCATTAAAGAACTGTGCTGCATTAATATTACGCCATTGTAGATCTGGCTTGCCTATATCAAATATGTTATTTTGGCTAGGAATTAAATCGCCGTCTAATCTGCCAAATATATTGATTGTATCGCCAGCACTGTTACCTAATTGTGTGTCGCCATTAACAATGAGATTGCCATTGACAGTGAGATTGCCTGGTAAGATTTGATTGCCGCCACCTCCGCCAGTAAGTATGATGCCCCCAGGTGTTACACCGTCGCCTACTCTAATTGTGTTATCATCACTATGATACCATAGCACACCAGGCCGTTCTATCCTAGTGGCACCATCGCCATAATTGCGTCTACTGGTAAAGAAATCTTGGGTAAAGGACATCAATCCGCTCCTTACCAGTATTTATCAGACTATTTTTGTTGGGCTGATTCGTAAACTTTGGTTAATTCGTCAAAGTCGCTGCTTAAATCGTAGACAGTTTTATCTTCGTTAATATGTGCTGGATTGCCTGCTTCGTCGCCGAATCCATCTTGTGGGCCGTGTTCGCTGTCAGCACCATTGTTATCCAGGATTTGATTGAGCACTGTGCTGCGCTTGCCTGACTTATGCTTTTCTAGTTCCAGTAATTGTTGTCCTGGAAACACCCATACAGGATCTTCAGGCAGTTCGCCTTCATTGTAAATGGCTTCTTTAGGATCTATGGCCGTAGTCGATACCTGCGGGTCGCCACCTCCACTAGGTATGGTGATATTGATAGGAATGTTTATAGTTACAGTTTTATCTTCTGTTAAAAAATCACGGGCTCGCATATGTGTATTTAGTTAAACTAAGTCGTGCCAATTCAAACTTCCATAGACTACCCCACCAGTTACAAGATGCCTTGTTGCTAGAGTAATAGTATCACTGGTAGGAGTTTGATCTCTGCCTAATTGTTGTTCCCAGTTATATTCTATTTCTTGAGTTCTTAGGTTATTACTTTGATTACTACTGGCAAAGAAGCCACTGTCTTCTATTGTGCCTCCTGCCATACTAGTCGCAGACACATTGTATTCTACATTGCCGCCACTATCAGTATGTGCTACCCAGGCACCTCCAGTGATTGTGGCATTTCTGATAATAGCATATTCATATAGGCTGTTATTACCGTCACCTGCTATATGAACAGCACCTGGTAAAATCACAGCATCTTCTCTACCTGATGCTAGCCTAATGCTTACCACAGGGGCCCATCCTGAGGCCACTGCGGTTGATGCTATGGCTGTAGTTCTTGTGGCTCGCCACTGTCTTGTTCTTGCTTCATATCCACCTTCACTCATAGCACTAGCACAGATTTGTAGCATAGTGCTAGATGCTGAAGTTGCTGCGGTATTCTCTATTTCGTATCGTATGGGCAGAGTAGCAGTAGTCATATATACACTGCTTAATATATTAGCGTGGTGAAATACGTGACATACAATAAACTGTCCGTTTATAACAAACCCACAGCGAACACTGCCTACTCCTAGCCACTCTATGTCTGTCCAAAATATCTGTGCTTTGGTAGTATCTAGCGTAATACCACTGATGCCTGTGCCGTCTAACTTATCTACATTCCAGTTAGCCTGAGCAATCCTTTCACTGGTATCATCTACACTGCCAGAAGTGTTCTTTCTTATTACTAGATAACGTGATGTATTATCCTGCTCAAAGTATACACCATTAGTAGATTTAAAATATCCTACACGCTGTCTAAGATTGGCTTTAGCTGGTGCCATTACAAACGTCACTAGAATTAGCAAACTTTTACCAGGTTGATAAGCAAATACTCTATATGTTTCTCTATAAACTTTGTCGCCGCTGGCCGTACCCACTGTCATTAATATGCTACTTTGATAGGTATCATAACTGGTAGTGCCCGCGCCTGCTGTCACTGTGCTAAATTTTCCATTATCTTTGTAACGATGAGCACTGTCAAACAGTGTTACTGGATTACTGATTCTCAGTCTTCCAAATGCGTCGGAACTGGCGCTGATATTGCCCAGTGTATTAAATCCTGTGCCGCCGATGTTATTGACTCTAAGCACCGGTTGTCCACTGGCATCATACTCCATTGCGTAGTGAACGCTATAAAGGTGGCTTTCTTGTGGGTGACTATAATTAGTGCTGTTATTTTCTAAACGACTCAAGCCCAGGGCCTTCCTGCCAATAATCCGCCTGTGTTAGCATTGTTTTCTAGTGTATTATCTGCTTTATATTTGGTAGGTAATTGACTTATGTCTGCGGATGTATCTGAGTATCTACCAGGTTCTACTAGATTACGATCTGCTCTATCCTGTCCGGCCAATGCTAATTTTGCTTCTTGTCTTAGTTTTTTATTGGCCAATGTTGAAATACCGTTTGCTGCCATTATGCTCTCCATTGTGCTCCAGGATACATACTAGGAGCATTGGTTCTAATATCTGCTGGATGTTTGCTCTTATGGACGTCATCACCACTGGCAATAACGGCATCTACATCTGCATATTGTGGATTAGGTTCGTTGGCCAATACACTCATTTCTCCGTTAGGCACAAGCCCTGCAATTTGTTTAAGACGAGGAATATCAGCATCGGTATAGCCAATGGGCTGATCATCTGGCACGAATTGCTCCGGGTCGATTTGATCTAGTGTATCTAAAAATGCTCTAATAATTTCGGCAATCTGCATAATTTTTCCAATATGCTATATTTAGTGTTAAATATCGTTATGATAAACAAACAGCCATTCAGCGACTTAATTAAAAATTTAAAAGACACAGGCAAATACAGAGTGTTCAACGATATAGTAAGGGAAAACGGCCGATTCCCTAGAGCAATATGGTATGGTCCTTATGCTATTAAAAACATCGTTAACTGGTGCTCTAACGACTATCTCGGTATGGGTCAGCACAAGGTCGTCATAGACGCAATGCACACCGCCCTGGACCACACAGGCACAGGATCGGGAGGAACTAGAAATATAGGCGGCACTAGCCACTACCACGTTGCACTAGAATACGAATTAGCCACACTACACAGTAAGGCCAAGGCGCTGCTATTCAGCAGTGCCTACGTGGCCAATGAATGGACATTAATTGCTCTAAGCAAAATTGTGCCTAATATTGAGTTTATATCAGACAGTAATAATCATAACAGTCTCATTGTTGGCATCAATCATAGTCGTGCTGCTAAAAGTATATTCCGGCACAATGATATGGAAATGCTGGAGCAGATGCTTAAGGCCAGTAGAGAAGCAGGACATACACCTTGTATAGTATTTGAATCAGTTTATAGTATGGACGGTGATGTGGGTCATATTAAGGAAGTAGTTCAACTGGCTGATCGTTATGAAGCAATGACCTACTTAGACGAAGTTCACGCTGTGGGGCTATATGGCTATCACGGGGCAGGAAAATTAGAAGAACTCGGTCTACAAGATCGCATTGACATAGTTAATGGAACCTTGGGAAAAGCGTTTGGGGTGCAGGGTGGCTACATTGCTGGCGATGCTGTGGTAATTGATGCTATTAGATCAGTAGCAGCAGGATTTATCTTTACTACATCAATGAGCCCGGTAACCTGTGCAGGGGCCTTGGCTGCTGTAAAATATCTAAAAGATCATAACGAACTTAGACAACGACATCAACTTAGAGCACAGCAACTAAAAGATAAACTCATAGAACACCAGCTACCTTTGATGCAGTGTAGCACTACTCATATTGTGCCAGTGCTTGTAGGTGAAGCTAAACGATGTAAGACTATGAGTGATTATCTACTTAATGAACACGGCATTTATGTGCAGCCCATAAACTACCCCACAGTTGATGTGGGCACAGAAAGATTAAGATTCGCTCCAACACCCCTACACGACGAAGGTATGATAGAGGACTTGGTTAATGCGCTATCAGACTGTTTTACACAACCTTAGACAATAGCCAGACACTTTGAACTAGCATAGTTTTTAGTTCAATGTCGTCTGCTTCGCTGTCTAGTTTATCTGTTCGAACTAGATCCTCTAATAATGCTTTGTATTCATCAGCACTGACCTGTCCTGACTGTAGAGCATCGTGTAATTGTATGGCGTATTGAGCCCTTTGTGCAGCCCACGGTTTATTACAATTGGCAATGTTATATAATTCCTGCATTTAGAATCTCCCTAAGACTGCTCGTGCTGCTCGCTCTGTTTGTGTTAGAAGTAATTCTCGCTTTAATTTACAATACATTTCACTGGCATCTTTTTCTTTAGTCCTGTCGTGAAACTCTTGCACGGTGTCTTTAATAGGCTTGATTAATCTTAGCATATCTCTATGGTCTCTGCCTTGACTGTATAGTTCAAACCATTCTACATTACGCAGTATTCTCTGTGCCTGTGGATAGTGTGGCTGCTTACAGTCTAGGTAGGCCACTTCCATTCTTACATCTGTAATACGCTGTGCTTGATTGGCATCCCAGAAACTGGGAATATAGTCCTTGATAGTGCTGCATCCTGCAAGAGCAATGACGAGCACAAAGACCAAGGATCTCATTAGTTGCACCAACTCTGTTTGGCTTCTCCGTAATACTCGCGAGCGAAGCCGTTCTTGATTAATTCTGCTCTTAGGCTTACACCATTTAGTATCATATCACCTAATACACGCCCACCAAACTTGTCCCACCCATAAAGAACAACCTGATGTTTTTGTGTAGTAGCAACTGCGTTTTTAGTAAATGCTGTCGCAGCCTGCCCACGCTGATCTTCACTTGGGCATTGAGCACGGAATCCTTTTTCAGGAGTATCAACACCATAGATCCTAACTGCCAGTTCAGGCTTAAGGGGTGCTGGCAAATATGGTGCTGCTATAACCACTGTATCACCGTCATTTACTCTTACAATTTTTGCATCATATAATACGCCTTGTGGCTGCTTTTGTGCCCAGGCTAACAAGGGAAGTAGGGCTAGTAATACTAGTAGTCGTTTCATTTATCGCTCCATTAAACTACTACTATTTACTCAAAAACTGTTATTGAACCAGCCTATTTTACGACCTTGTTCTATGCGTAGATCGTATTCTTCTACTGTGCTAGGAAAGCGCCAGGCCCATATAGCCACTAAGGCCATAAACACTGCTGTATATGCTATACCACGTACGGCTACACCGCCGGTATACATTAAGATTAAACTTACACTCATACTAGCCAGCATAAAGAATTTAAGTTTTAATGGAAACACACGCTTTTGATTCCAATTAGTTATAAAAGGTCCGAATATACGATGATTCATAATCCAGGCGTGCATCTTTGGACTAGACTTGGCAAAGCAGTAGGCAGCGAATACCACAAAAGGACTATATGGAAGTCCAGGAGTAATCACTCCTATGTAGGCCATTCCTAAACTAACGAATCCTAAACATAACCAAAAATAACGTTTCATGCCATTCCCCAACTTCCTTCACTCTTTCGAGCCTGTAGATCAAATCCATTAGTGCATTGATATTTTGGACAAGCAATTGGGCCATTGAAGACCTGAATACGATCTGTATAAATGTTTCCAAATCTAGTGCCGAAACACCAACCTCTATAAACATCACCTAACTGATTTATTACAATTTGTTCTGATCCTGCCCAACACATATGTCCGTAGAAATTATTTAAGTTATGTTGGCGCTTGAACTCTACAGTTTTGACAACTTCTTCTTGTCGAACAATCCCTCTAGTAAAATAATAATAGTTCCATTGCTCCTTAGAATAGTTTAAGTATTGATTATTTCCTCTGGTAAAATTACTATATAGAAATTGTAATTGTAAATCAAAATTATAAGGCTTTAATGTTTCATAAACTGTAATTTGTTTATTCCAGTTATCTGGGCTTATTGGAAGTAAAATTGTAGGATTAAGATTTTTAAGTTCTTGCACTATACTAAAAAAGTGATCAAAGTCAGTGCCGTGATGATACGTAAGCTGTATTTGGCTGAGTTTATTCTTAATTGCTGCCCACCAGGATATATCAGCATATCCGTTAGATACAAGCTGATATTTTATTTTAGGATTCGAATTTCTAGCTATAATTAGCTGTAGGTTTTGGCTATAAGTCGGCTCGCCACCTGTTATTTCTAAAGTAATATTGTCGTAAGATTCGCTTAATCTATCTAAGTTATCAAAAGCTTTGGTTAACTTTTCTAGTTCCGGAAAAGCATTGTCACCCTTGTATAATTCAGGGTGACAATAACCACATCGTAAATTACATTGGTTAGCTAAACTCCATTGGATCTTTAGCTCAGAAATTCTCTCCAACTTTCGTGCCTTACCATAAAAGGAAACTGCTTTCTTTTATTTACTAGTTCAAAATAACTAGGGCGGTATGGCTTTACTTTTGGACGAACACGATGGTTATTACCTTTAGCTGCATTACAAGGTCCACAACTAGTTACAGTGTTTTCAAAAGTAGTTTTGCCGCCTTTGCTAACTGGTAGCACGTGGTCTAGCGTACAGTCTTTCTTCTGTAGCGTATGTGAACAATACGAGCAACGATATAGGTCTCTAAGGTAAACGTTACCTCTACTGAATCGTACAGTTTGTTTTGGTTTCATAAACTCTTTAAGCATAATCACAGCAGGCACTGGAGTACTCCATCTATGACTATGTACGATCCAATTGTCGTGCCAGTTCAATACGTGTACTTTTTCAAGTACCATATATCTAATTGCCTCTTGCCAATCTATTACGCTTAATGGAAGATAAGTGATAGGCGCTCCATCAGCGTTTAATACTAGAGTATCGCTCATTTTTAAAAATGTCAGGGGTTAAAACAATTATATTTTAACACCAATCTTATATTTAATCAAGTAGTTTTTGGACAAATTCCGAACTACTACATTCAATACCGTGTGTCCATTGCTCGGCACTGTCTAGCTCAAACACACTATGGTAATTTGGTGTTGCTGTTAACCAACTGCTCTCGTGATTATATGGATGTCGCCCTTTTACTTCTTGCTCTAACTGATCAGGACTCCAAGCACACAATCCTAAGAACATACGCCAATATTTTGGCCTATCACCCATAGCTAATCGCTGTAATAAATCTGGTTGGCTACTAAGGCTAAACTTATTATCAATTTCTAAGGTATTTTGACAACGCCAATCTGAACTATGTAAAATTGTAAGTGCCTTAAGATTTACTGGTCCACCCACGTAAACATATCCTGGTATATCATACTCTAGCCCTAGCTGTTTACTAAAGTCTAAAATAGTATTTTTACTGTTACGATTGAGAAGTATGCCCATACTACCTCGTCCATGATTTTCAGTAATAAAAATAACAGACTTTTGCCAAAAAGTTCCTCGTACATTGGGCGGTGCTATTAATAACTGTCCAGTAAAATTCATATGGGGTATTTAATAGTACAGGAATTACAATTGGCCTTTTCTGGTACCGTAATCTGGTAACGGACCTCCGTACTTTTTACCCTTTATTTTTTTACCGCCTACTGTTATTCTAGTAGAGCTCTTTCCGTGCCCAACTAAATGGCTTTTTTGCCCTTCTCTAGCTCTAAGACCTTGGCTTTTACAACTTGCTAGGTTGCTGGCACCTAAATCTTTGTTCGATTTAGTGCTCAAGCATAAGGCACGAGTGGCTTTTTCATCTAGGTCAGCAAGTTCTTCGTCTGTAATAAATTCTTGTATCAGCATTTTGTATTTATGGTTTAGACTTCTAAGTCTAGCCATTCATACACATTAAGCCATTTTCTGCCGCCTATTGTTTGTTTGAGATGTTTAAGATCTGCGCAGGTTTTAGTGCGAAACCTCGTCATTTCTTCATATGGAACAGGAACAAAAACTATGCTTACTCCTTCTTGTTCTGCAATTGTTTCTGCAATATGTAAAAAACTATGCGGTAACCCTGCCCCTACATTCCAAATTCCGCTTCCTTTGACCTTTTTAATAAAATCTAAGTGTAACTGACATACATCTCCTACCCAAGTCCAGTCCCTATAAATGTGTTCTGCGTTTTCCCACACTTCAATATAGCCTTGCTTTCGAGCCTGCTCTCTCCACTTATGTATAGCATTAGCTCTGCGTCCACGTAGGTGCATCCATTTACCATACACATTAAAGTATCTAAACCCTTGCACAAATATATTATGTTCTCTCTCAAAAACCCAGCGATCAAATAAGTATTTGCTCCAAGCATAGGGTGTTTGCGGATGACAAGGTGCTGACTCTTCAAAGTTATTTGTTTCGCCATACACAGTACTAGAGCTGGCATATTGCAGATTTACGCCTAGTCTATTACATTCATGAAACAAATAACAACTGAAGTCATAGTTTTGAATCATACACTTTTCTACGTCAGTTTCGCTTACATCTGCCACTGCTCCAAGGTGTACAACCCAATCATATTGTTTTACATCGGGCCAATGCTTTGGATCCCAGTCATACCCATCAACACGCCAATCAGGCTGACGACCTAAAAAGGCCGTCATATTTTTACCTATAAATCCTTCTGATCCGGTGACTAAAATCTTCATCCAATATTTACTGGAACAATCCTGTAGACTCTAAACTTGTGAGTAAATTTATGCGCTGTTTCATTTTGTCATACATCTTTGTATCACGTTCGATCAATATACAATTTCTTTCTAAATTATAACAGGCTGCTCCTGTGCTACCACTACCAGCGAAAGTATCTAACACTGTATCTCCTGGCTTTGATAATAAGGACACAAAGTATTCTAATAATTCTACAGGCTTTTCAGTAGGATGTATCTTGCCTTTACCTAATCCGCCACTGTAAACAATGGTGTTTGGAATAACACATTCAACCAATCCATCAACAGTTTTTCTATTTGATAGCATCTTATCTGATTCTTTGCGGGCTTGATCAAATAACTGATTAAGATTGTTCAATGCACCTGGTTCTTTGGCTAGCTTATAGATAATACTGCTAATTTTATCTGCGGCACTATAACGTTCCACAATAGTATCTTTGGCAGCGTTTGAGTTAAATGTGCGTTTACCTCCAGGCTTGATTCCCCATAAAATATATTCACAGGCGCTAACTGGATTTACACTGCGATTAAATGGAACTGCTGCTGGCTTTTTCCAAGTCCATATACGCTTGGGTTCGAAACCAGTTTGCTCCATTATTTTCCATAGATAGCTAACATATTGGTCGCTAATAAAAACAGCAAAAGCTCCACCTTTACGAAGCTTGGTATACCATAGTGTACTCCATTCAGTCATTTGAGCTATAAACTCTTCGTGCCCAACATCGTCCCAATCCTGCTCAAACGATTCACTAAACCGTTGGCTATGTATACTGTTTTTATTTTCCCCTGTATCTTTATCAACCCAAATAGGTTTAGCACCATCTGAGCTGATGTTATAAGGTGGATCTGTTAATAGTAAATCTATACTGTTGTTTTTGATTTGATCAGAGACTTCTATACAGTCTCCTTGGATAGTTGTAATATTCATTGATGTGCCTTTTCAAGTATTATAATTGCCTTAATCTAAAATTCCTATAAACCCTGGTAAATTATTTCCTGGCATATGACTTGGTGCGTGATATTGAAACTCAAACTTAATGTCACTAAACGGTTTGGTTAACACCTTCATACTGCCATCTCTATTAATAGTAATATGACCCAACACTGCATTAGCTTTGCTCACTATGTCTGTCATCATTTTACTATAATCCGCGCTGTCTTTTCCTCTGCGTATACGATTTAGCAAACCAACTCCAAGTACATAAGTTAATATGTCTGCTGCTGCTAATGAAGGATTAGCATCGTAGCTTGCCTTACCTGCTGTATATGCTCTCTTTGGAGCATCTGCCTTTAGGCCCATATGGTAACTGCCATCCGCAGGTAACCCAACAGGTATTCCCCAATTACCTGCTGTCATCGCTGGATAAACCGTTTTTAAAAAATTAGCATAATCTACTTTTTTAGTTAACTTTGTAGTCAACCCTAACATTGAATCAAAGTTTGG